CACAGACACAGAAGAGGTTGAAATTGGGAAAGGACTTGACACTACTATTGACTGGAAAAACACCGGGGACAACTCCTATGATGGAGAAAAACTTAAACTCTTGGTACATGATGAATCAGGGAAGTGGGAGCGTCCGGATAATATTTTAAATAACTGGAGAGTAACTAAAACATGCTTGCGATTAGGTTCAAAAATTGTAGGTAAGTGTATGATGGGATCAACGTCTAACGCTTTGAATAAAGGTGGAGATAATTTTAAAAAACTTTACTATGACTCAGACGTTACAAAAAGAAATCGCAATGGTCAGACTTCAAGCGGATTATATGCTTTGTTCTTACCTATGGAATGGGGCTACGAAGGATTTATTGACAAGTATGGTTATCCTGTCTTCAATAGCCCACAGGAAGCGATTAAAGGAATTGATGGTGAAAAAATATACACAGGAGTTATTGAGCATTGGGAAAACGAGGTTGAAGGTTTAAAAAATGATTCTGATAGTTTAAACGAATATTATAGACAATTTCCTCGTTCAGAAAAGCATGCATTTAGAGATGAAACATTAAATTCATTATTTAATCTTACTAAGATATATGAGCAAATAGATTTTAATGAAGAGATGACGTCTAAGGGACATGTTACACAAGGTAATTTTAGTTGGGAAAAAGGTATTAAAGATTCAAAAGCAATTTGGGTACCACAAAAAAAAGGCAGATTTAAATTAAGCTGGATTCCACCTAAGCATTTACAAAACAATATAATAGAAAAAAATGGTATAAAATATCCTGGTAATGATGGGTTAGGTGCTTTTGGTTGTGACTCATATGACATATCAGGAACAGTAGGAGGTGGTGGTTCAAACGGAGCACTGCATGGATTAACTACTTTTTCAATGGTTAGTGATGTACCTATTAATAAGTTTTTTTTAGAATACGTTGCAAGACCTCAAACCGCTGAAATATTTTTTGAAGATGTGTTAATGGCATGTTCGTTTTATGGAATGCCAATATTAGCTGAAAATAATAAACCAAGACTTTTATATTATTTTAAAAGAAGAGGCTATAGAGGGTTTTCAATGAACAGGCCTGACAAATTAAAATCTAATTTATCTAAAACAGAACTTGAATTAGGTGGTATACCTAATACATCTGAAGACATAAAACAAGCTCATGCTGCGGCTATAGAGTCATACATAGAAGAATATGTTGGCAAAAAAGAAAATAACCATGGTAATATGTATTTTCAAAGAACACTTGAAGATTGGGCGAAATTTGATATATTAAAAAGAACTGCATTTGATGCATCTATTAGCAGTGGATTAGCAATAATGGCATGCAGAAAACATATGTATAGACCAGCAATGGAAAAACAAACAAAAAAATTAGATTTTTCTTTTTCTAAATATAAGAATGAGGGATTAAGAAGCGAATTAATTAAATAAATATGGCAAAAACTACAGGGCAAGTTGCACAGTTTCCAAGCCAAGCTGTATCAGACTCAGAGAAAAAAACATCTGAGTATGGTTTAAAAGTGGCCAGGGCAATAGAACAAGACTGGTTTAATAAAGACCGAGGTAACGGCAGGTATTTCCAAGCTAGAGATGAATATCATAGATTACGACTTTATGCTAGAGGAGAACAATCAATAGGAAAATATAAAGATGAATTTGCTATAAACGGTGATTTATCTTATTTAAATCTTGATTGGAAACCTGTACCTATCATTCCTAAGTTTATAGACATAGTAGTTAATGGTATGCAAGACAGACTTTTTTCAGTAACAGCTTTTGCACAAGATACTATAGCTACTGGTAAAAGAACAAAATTTGTTGAAAATATACAAAGAGATTTAGCAGCAAAAGAAATATTAGCTCAACTAGAAGCTGAAGTTGGGGTTAATGCTCGAAATGTTCCTGAAAAAGATTTACCAGCAAATACAGAAGAACTTGAACTTTATATGCAATTAAATTATAAACAAGGAATTGAAATTGCACAAGAACAAGCTATTGATAATATATTTTTAAGAAATAAATATAATGAATTAAAAAGAAGATTAGATTACGATTTAGCTGTGTTAGGTATTTCAGCAGCAAAACATACGTTTAATAATACTGATGGGATTGTTTTAGATTATGTTGATCCAGCTAATTTAATTTGGTCTTATACTGAAGATCCTAATTTTGAAGATTGTTATTATTTTGGAGAAGTTAAAAAAATAAAAGTTAATGAATTAAAAAAACAATTTCCTAATTTAGATAATGAACAAATATATGAGTTAACTAAAAAAGGCTCTAATTATACATCTTATAATGATATAAGTGATTATAATAATAACTATGAAGATGACTATAATACTTTGACTGTATTATATTTTAATTGGAAAACATGGGAGAATGATGTATACAAAATAAAAGAAACTTCTTCCGGCGCAAGCAAAGCTATTGAAAAAGATGATTCTTTTGATCCACCAAAAGATAAAAGAACTAGATTTCAAAAAGTTGCACAAACCAGAGAAGTAGTATATGAAGGTGTATTTATTTTAGGAACAGATATTGTTTTAAAATGGGAAAAAGCAAATAATATGATTCGCCCAAAATCTAATGCCAATAAAGTTATAATGAATTATATTGTAAGTGCTCCAAGATTATATAAAGGCAATGTAACTTCTCTTGTTTCAAAAATGACTCCTTATGCGGATTTAATACAATTAACACATTTAAAGTTACAGCAAGCCATTCAAAGAATGACACCCTCTGGTGTATATATTGATGCTGATGGTTTAGCTGAAATAGATCTTGGTAATGGCACAAGTTATAATCCCCAAGAAGCTTTAAATATGTATTTTCAAACAGGTTCTATAATTGGTAGATCATTAACTGTTGATGGAGATCCTAATCAGGGTAAAGTTCCTATACAAGAATTACCCGGTGGAGGGGGTAATCAAATACAGGTTTTAATAGCAGCATATAACCAGTATCTACAAATGATACGTGATATTACCGGACTTAATGAAGCAAGAGATGGTTCTGATCCAGATCCAAAAGCTTTAGTAGGAGTACAAAAATTAGCGGCTGCAAATAGTAATACGGCAACAAGACATATATTACACAGTAGTATGTTTATTACCTTGTCGTTAGCTGAAGCAATTTCTTTAAGGTTTAAAGATGTTTTAAATTATCATCCTCAAAAAGAAGGGTTTATTTCTGCTTTAGGAAAATTTGCTGTAGGCTCTTTAGAAGAATTAAAAGATTTGCATTTACATGATTTTGGTATATTTTTAGAATTAGAACCAGATGAAGAAGAAAAAGCTTTATTAGAAAATAATATTCAAGTTGCTTTATCACAAGGAAGTATATTTTTAGAAGATGCAATTGATGTTAGAAATACACATAATACAAAGCTTGCTAATCAATTGTTAAAATTTAGAAGAATAAAAAAACAACAAGCTGACCAAGCACAAGCTCAAGCTGCTAGTGTAGCCCAAGCAGAAGCCCAAGGACAAGCTCAAATACAAATTGAACAAGCTAAAGCACAGGCTGAACAAATAAAAACAGAGTCTAAAATACAAATTCAAAGTACTACAGCGGAGCTTGACATAAAAAAATTAGAAGTTGAAGCACGAACTAAAAAACAATTAATGCAGTTTGAATTTGATTTAAATGTTAAATTAAAACAATTAGAATTAGAAGCACAAAAAGAATTAGTTGAAAAACAAAATAGAAGTAAAGAAAAAATTTCTATTAATAAAGTGCAGGGGCCACCCCGAACAGAAAAACCTAAAAAATCTTTTGAATCTAAAGGGAATGATGTATTAGGTGGGTTTGATTTATCAAGATTTGAACCTAAGTAAACAATAGTTTAATTATTTTATTATATATTATGGAAGAACAAGTACAAGTTAAAGCGGTTGAAGACAAAAAAGAAACTTCACCACAAGAAAAAGAAGCCGCTGTTTTAGAAACAGCTGTAAAAGAAGGGGAAGTAAGCCCTAATTATGGTTTGCAACCTGATGGTGTTTATAAAGTAAATTTAGATAAACCACAAAAACCAAAAGAAGATGCCATTCAAAAGCAAAGCACAAATGAGGTATCTGTACGCGACGGATCCGAAACTAGCGAAAAGGTTCAAAAAGAAAACAAAGAAAAGCTTGAAGAGCCTGCCGGAAAAAATAAACAAGAAAAAGAAAATACGAGTAACAAAGAAGAACCGAAGAAAGAAATAGAATCGCCTTTAGAACTTGTTACAAATGAAAAAAATACAACTGACGAAGCACGAGTAGATACAAGCATTAAAGAGCCCGAGCCCGTACAGGAACAAAAAGAAATATTACCGGAAGCTAAAACACAAGAGCTTCCAGAAAATGTAGACAATCTTATAAAGTTTATGAAAGAAACTGGTGGTAGTCTTGAAGATTATGTTAATCTTAATAAGGACTTTTCATCAATGGACAACGTATCTCTTTTAAGAGAATATTATAAGTCTACAAAACCTCATCTTGATTCTGAAGATTTAAGTTTTTTAATGAATAAAAATTTTTCATATGATGAAGAAACAGATGAACCAACAGATATAAAAGCTAAAAAATTAGCTTTTAAAGAAGAACTTTATAATGCCCAAAAGCATTTTGATAATTCTAAGAAACAATATTATGCAGATCTTAAGTTAAGAAAGCAACAAGATATTGATCCTAAGTATATTAAAGCAATGGAGTATTATAATAATAAGCAACAAGAACAAGAAGATTGGTCAAAGCAACAAAAAGTATTTTTAGATCGAACAGAAAAAGTTTTCAATAAAGATTTCAAAGGTTTTGATTTTCAGGTTGGTGAAAACAAATATCGATTTAAAATAGACAATACAGAAAATGTAAAAAAACACCAGTCAGATTTGAAAAACTTCATTAATGAATATGTTGCTGAAGATGGAACTTTAGGTAATGCTAATGATTATCATAAAGCATTATTTGCAGGACGAAATGCTGATAAAATAGCTAATCACTTCTATGAGCAAGGCCGTGCCGACGCTATAAAAGAAGCTGCTAAAAAAGCTAATAATATTGACATGACTCCTCGGACAGATAATTCTGTAGTTACTACATCTTCAGGCGATAAAATTAGAGTTGTTTCAGGCAATTCTTCGGATA